CAGCCGCCAACGAACCTAAGTATTACTCGATTGTCGGTCAAACGTTTGAAGTGATCCCTTCGCCTGGTGGCGAGTACACCGTTGAAATGTCTTACTACAAAAAGATTCCGGCGCTTTCGGATAGCAATACAAGCAACTGGTTGCTTGCGAAATCGCCAGCCATGTATCTATATGGCGCATTGGTTCAAAGCGCACCTTACTTGCGCGATGATGATCGCATTACCACTTGGGGCACTTTATATAAGGAAGCCTTCAACGATCTAATGCTTGAAGAGCAAAGGTCAAACTTTAGCGGTACCACGCCGCGCATGAGAGCAAGGAGCTACTAACATGGCAGGTTCATTTTCAGATTACCTTGAAGATAAAGTGATGAAGCATGTGTTTACCAACACGTCTTACACATCACCATCTTCGCTTTACGTTGGACTATTTACCGTTGCACCTACGGATGCTGGCGGCGGCACGGAAGTATCTGGCAACAGCTACGCACGCACCGCGGCAACGTTCAGCGTGACAGGTACATCACCAACAACAGCATCCAATTCGGCTAACGTTGAATTTCCCACGGCAACGGGTTCATGGGGTACGGTTGTGGCGGCAGCTATTTTCGACGCCAGCACGTCAGGCAATATGCTTTCGTGGGCTGATCTCACAACGTCCAAAGCCGTTGGTAACGGTGACGTATTCCGCTTCGCAACAGGCAACTTAGCCGTTACGCTTTCGTAAGTAAATGGCGCTGAATTATGGATCTGGTTTATACGGCAGTGGCAAATGGGGAACCGATGCCAGTGTTGACAACTATGGTTCAGCGGCCTATGGCGCAGGCAAGTATTCCGCACCTGATCAGAATTACGTTGAAGGCAATGCAACTGCCGCTTCTACATCAACCATGGAAGCGTCTGGTGATAAGACGCCAGGCAGCGGCAGCAATTACGGGTTCGGTGCTTACGGTTCGGGAAGCTACTCAGGAACGTCCGTTATTTATGTTGACGGGCAAGCAAATGCAGCGTCCGAGTCAGCCGTTAGCGCGGTTGCAAGCATTCTCTTTAGCGTTAGCGCAACCGCTGCAAGCGATTCAAGCCAAACGGCTGATGCACAAGTTGACCGAAACGCGCAAGCCACATCAGCAAGCGAAAGCAATGCAAGTGCATTGGGTTCGATTGTCCAGGATGGCGCAGCAACCGCGGCAAGTGTTTCAACGGTTACGGCAACGGGCGAAGGCTTGGTGGATGGAGCTGCCACCGCTGCAAGTACAAGCGCGGTATCTGCAAACGGTGACAGATTCTTGGGCGGGATTGCCACTGCCGCATCAGAAAGTGCAGTTACCGCTAACGCTGAAACGTTCTCAAGCGGCCAGGCAACTGCCGCCGCGGAATCATCTGCAACGGCTCAAGCCGATGTTGACATTGGTAACTCAGCATTTGCCGCTGCCGAATCAAGCGTTACAGCTGATCCCACAACAACTTGGTGGGCACAAGCGACGGTTATCAGCACAACAAGCATGTCAGCCGATGGCGGTTTGAAATGGGAGCCCGTTGCACCTGTAACCACCACTTGGACAAACATCACAGATCCGTCCAACACATGGACGCCAATCAATTCACCATGGCGGGATGCCGCCTAACGAGGTAAATCATGGCCGATACAACAACCAGTAACCTTTCACTTACCAAACCTGAAGTTGGCGCGTCAACCGACACATGGGGTTACAAACTCAACACGAATATGGATACGCTCGACGCGTTATTCGCGGCAGCGGGTAGCGGTACAAGCGTTGGTTTGAACGTTGGCGCAGGTAAAGTGCTAAACGTTGCAGGAAAACTTCAAACAAAACCGATCCTTGAATCAGCAAACATTGCTGCAACCGCGGCAACCGGAACGGTTAACGTTGATCTTGCAACACAAGCCGTTAACTATTACACATCAAACGCTTCCGCCAATTGGACGTTCAATTTCCGTGGCGATGGTTCAACAACGCTTAATTCGTTTATGACAACCAACCAAGCGTTAACGTTCGCGTTTCTTGTGACGAATGGCGCAACAGCATACTACCCAACAGCATTTCAGGTTGACAGCACAACGACAAACGTTAGCGTGAAGTGGCAAGGTGGCGCAGCACCATCAGCAGGTAACACAACATCCATTGATGCTTATGTGTTTAGCATTATTAAGACCGCTGCAAGCACTTATACTGTTCTTGCTTCGCAAACTAAGTTTGCGTAAGGAGTAGCGAGCATGCCAGTTTTATCAGTTTTAGGTGCTGCCATTGCTAGGGGTTATGGCATGTTTGGCGCCCTACCACCTACAACAACAATTGACTATGCCGTAATCGGTGGCGGTGGCGGTGGAGGTTCTGAAATTGGTGCTGGAGGTGGTGGTGGTGGTTTCAAACAATCAACAGCGTACTCCATTACCGCTTCAACAAGTTACACAATTACTGTAGGAAGTTTTGGTGCAGGCGCTCCATCACCGGCTGCGCGAGGATCGGATGGCGGTGCTTCATCAATTAGTGGCCCAACAACCGTCAGTGTCTCTGGTGGCGGTGGTGGTGCAACGGCTAGCGGGGGAAATACTGCTAACTACAACGGAAGAAACGGTGGATCGGGTGGTGGCGCTGGATTTAGCGGAACTATAGGTACAGGCACTTCTGGAGAAGGAAGTAATGGTGGTTCTGGATCGCAGTCCGCTCCTGGTTATGGTGCTGGCGGTGGCGGTGGAAAATCAGGAGCCGGTAGTAGCGGTACTGGCACAACAGGCGGTGCCGGAGGAAACGGGGCATCAGCGACTATTGACGGTGTTACCTATGGTGCTGGTGGTGGTGGCGGCACTTATTCAGGCACAGGTGGCGCAGGAGGTTCTTCAGGGGTTGGTGGTACGGGCGGGGCTGGTAACAATGTTGCCGGAGGAAATGCTACAGCAAACAGAGGAAGTGGTGGTGGCGGTGCTGGTGGTACAGATTCAGGAGCTGGAACAGGCGGTAATGGTAGTAGCGGTGTAGTGTTAATAAGGTATCCAGATGCCTATAGACCTGCTACCACAACAGGGTCGCCAACTATTACTGTTAGCGGTGGATACCGTATTTACAAATTCACCGGCAACGGTTCAATTACATTCTGAGGTGACACATGGCTCATTTTGCAAAACTGGATGAGAACAATGTGGTTCTTGAAGTTCACGTTGTTCATAACAACGAATTGCTTGACGAAAATGGTGTTGAGCAAGAGCAGAAAGGTATCGACTTTTTGATTGCTTGGTCTGGTGGTCATCCGTATTGGAAACAGACAAGCTACAACAAACGCATTCGCAAGAATTGTGCAGCGATTGCATACATCTACGATCCAGTTCGTGACGCGTTCATTTCTGAAAAACCGTTTGCTTCATGGGTATTAAACGAAGATACATGCCAGTGGGAAGCGCCTGTGCCAAAGCCCGAAGGTTTGTTTGTATGGAATGAAACGACCTGCCAGTGGATTGTTCCAAACCATGGCGCGGATTCGCTTGGAGCATAAACCGTGGAACCAAACGCTAAAGATGTGGAGGCTAAATTGTCAACGCACGAAGCAGTTTGCGCTGAACGTTATGCGGGCATCAACGCCCGCTTAAAGCGTTTGGAGCAAATCCTTATCGCAAGCGCAGGAGCCATTATCCTGTTGCTGATCAATACAACGTTCAAGTTGCACTGATATGTTTGACCTGTTATCCGGTGGGCTTCTTGGTTCAATCTTTGGCGGCCTATTCAGGCTTGCGCCAGAGATCCTAAAGTTCATGGATAAAAAGAACGAACGGCAGCATGAACTGAATATGTTTCAACTCCAAACCGATTTGGAGAAAATGCGCGGCCAATTCAAGATGGAAGAGAAGTACGTTGACCATTCCATTGCGCAACTTGATACGATCAAGGCCGCATTTGAAGAGCAAGCCGAAACCGCCAAATCCGCTGGTTGGTTCGTGGCGGCCATATCCGCGCTAGTGCGTCCCGGTATCACCTGGTCGCTCTTCTTTATGTACGCAGCCGTGAAGGTTGCCGCCATCTATCTAGCGTTTGAATCGCAAGCGAGTTGGCAGGACGTGTTAAACCAATCATGGGACTCGGATGACTTTGGCCTTTTCACGATGTGCGTGTCATTCTGGTTTGTTGGTCGATCCATTGAGAAGTACCAGAAGCAATGAAAGAAGCCATCAAGATCGCCAAAGACTTATTGGTGGTTCCGTTTGAGGGCTGCGCTAAGGTATTGCCAAACGGTATGGTTGCCGCGTATCCCGATCCCGGTTCCAATGGCGATCCTTACACGATAGGTTTTGGGACAACAGGCCAGGACGTAACGCCAACAACCGTTTGGTCGATGGCGGAATGCGAGAAACGCTTAGAGGCTCACCTGATTCACTTTGCCACAGGACTTATCAAACTATCACCGAGGCTTGTTTCCGCCGCGCCACGCCGATTCGCAGCTGTCCTGTCGTGGGCATACAATTGCGGACTAGGAAACTATCGGATCTCAACGTTCAAGCGACGCATCGACGCAGGCGATTGGGCAGGGGCGCGCGAGGAGTGCGTGAAGTGGAACAAGGCACGCGGACGTGTGATGCGTGGTTTAACGCGTAGGCGTGAAGCTGAAGCACTTATGATGAGATAAACATGCTTGCACCGCTCAAAATACCGCCAGGCGTATACAGGAACGGAACCAATTACCAGGCCGCGGGAAGGTATTGGGATTCCAATCTTGTGCGCTGGTACGAAGGAACGATGCGCCCGATTGGCGGATGGGTGAAAGCGTCAGGCGATACGTTTTCAGGTTCAGCGCGCGGCATGTTTAGTTGGCGCGATAACGAATATGATCGTTGGCTTGCTGTTGGTACGCACTCCAAACTTTACGTTTGGAATGGCGGCAACTTCTATGACATCACGCCATCAGGTTACACAGTAGGACGCCAAAACTCATTCACGGGTTATGGGTACGGCGCTGCGAATTACGGTTTAGGCACTTATGGCACCAAGCGCACTGTTGGCGCTGAGTTGGACGCCACAACGTGGACGCTAGATAATTGGGGCGAATATCTTGTCGCTTGCGCCAATAGCGATGGCAAATTGTACGAATGGCAAAATAACGTTGGCTCGATTGCCGCTGTTATCACGAATGCGCCAACAGATAACACGGCGCTTATTGTCACGCCAGAGCGCTATATGTTTGCGCTTGGCGCTGGCGGCAACCCGCGTTTAGTGCAATGGTCTGACCAGGAAGACAACACAACCTGGACGCCATCAGGATCAAATACCGCGGGATCGTTAGAGCTTCAAACCAACGGTCGCATTTTGGCGGCTAAACGCGTGCGAGGTCAGGTGTTGATCTTGACCGAAACGGACGCGCACGTCATGAATTATCTTGGTCCGCCATTGGTATATGGTCAAGAAAAGGTTGGTTCGTTTTGCGGTTTGATTGGTCCGCAAGCCGTTGCCGTGATTGAAGGTGGCGCCGTTTGGATGTCAGACAAATCGTTTTTCCTATTCAATGGCCAACTTCAACCATTGCCTTGCAGCGTTGGCGACTATGTCTTTACCGACATCAACCTTGATCAAGTGGCGAAGATTTATTCGGGACACAATTCGGCCTTTGGTGAAGTGTGGTGGTTTTACCCGTCAGCAGATAGCAATGAGTGCAATCGTTATCTGATTTGGAATTACCGCGAAAACCATTGGGCGATTGGCGAATTGGCGAGAACATGCTGGACGGATGCCGGTGTGTTCACTAACCCGCTATCCGTTGGAACCGATGGGTTCCTGTATGAGCACGAAAACGGATGGACTAACAACGGCACGCCCATCACATCCACGCGTTACGCCGAATCAGGTCCAGTTGAAATTGGAGCTGGTGATCGTTTCATGTCGGTCCGCCAAGTGCTGCCGGATGAAAAGTCACAAGGTCAAGTGAAGTTGACGTTTTACACACAATCAACACCAGAGTCTTCCTCCACAACGTATGGTCCTTACTCGATGCAACCTTACACAAATGTAAGGTTCACGGGTCGCCAGGTAGCGATGCGCGTTGTCGGAAATGCTGACGCTGATTGGCGTGTTGGAACGATTCGTTTGGATGCTGTAGCGGGAAGCGGACGATGAGACTACCGAATCCGCCACAAGATTACTCGGCATCCATTGAGCGCGAACGCAATCGAGCCATTGAAAGCGCTGATGCGTTGAATCTGAAGAAGTTGCAGGATGTCGAGTTTGTTGAAGGTGCGCGGTTAATTTTGCGCTCGCCCAATGGAACGCGGTATAGCATTACGGTAAGCAATCTTGGCGTGATCACGGCAACGTCAATTTAGAGGCAAAACATGGCAACGAAAGCAGACATTCAAACGCTCTATCAGCAAACATTAAACCGCGCGCCGCGTGACGATGAAGTCAACTGGTGGCTCATGTCCGCCAATAACGAAAAGTGGACGCCGGCGCAATTACGCGGAGCGTTTCTGCGCGATGCCATTCCAGAGCTTTACACGTCAACGCTTGGACGTTCACCGAATCCTGATGAAGTGGCGTATTGGCAATGGGCGCAGGGTGAGTTGGCATCACCTACCGCATTGCGTACCGAGTTTATGCGTTCAGCGCAACCCGAAATAGCGATCAACGCCGCAAGGCAAGCCGGTGCCAACAGACAAATGCAAGGCATCACGGAAAAAGGTTTAGCGGGTCGCACTTATACGCCATACACTGGCGATTACACACGTTATGGCTTTGGCCCTGAATCGTTGCTATTTACCAACACTGGTCAAATAACGCCATACACACTACCGGAAGGTTCTAAGTGGCGGACTGCTGCCGCTGAAGCATCACCATCCGATCAAACCGATCAAGTAACTAGCCAGGCGGCAAAAGATGCCGCTGCTGCAACGCAGCAAGTAGCGCAAAACGTTGGTTCTTCAGTCACGCAAGGCGCAACTAATCAGCAACTTCAGACGACTGGCGGAACATCCACATCAACGGGTGGTTTGCTTGATATGGGCAAGGACAATTTCATTGATGATCGGTCAATTTTATCGACTGGTGGACCAGTGACAGACAGTCTTTTGAATGTTCAAACGCAACCCGTTATCCAGCAGCCCGTAGTCAACGAAACCATTGCAACGCAACCCGTTGTCAATCCTTACGATCAACAAGTCACGAGTTGGTATCAAGGTTTGCTAGGACGCGCGCCAACGCAAGCTGACTTAAATTATTGGGGTGGCGAATTAGCCAAAGGCATTGACGCTGGCGCGATTCAGGAAAGCATTGGCACATCACCCGAAGCCTTATTGAATCGTGAATATCGCATGTCACTGGGTCGTACGCCAACGCAAGCCGATTACAACTATTGGCTTGGTGATGTGTATGGCCAAGGCACATCAATCGGTGACATCCGCCAAGCGATCAGATCGTCACCTGAAGCGCAACTGTTCTCTGGTTACAACACGGCAGCGCAAAACGTTCAACTTCAGCCTTATGACTTTTACTTGAATCAGTTGACGGGTGGCGCGCCAGTGCAAGGTTTGTTGTCAACGATCAATCAACCTCAGTTTGTCAACAATGGACTGCTGGCGACATCATGAATGCCTTTGATGCCGCCAATTGGAAACGGTGCATACCGATCATTGAATCCGCATTGCAATACAGCGGCGGCACGCATAATATCGACGATATTGAACGAGCAATTACCGCCAAAACGATGCAGTTTTGGCCAGGTGCGCAGTCAGCAGTCATCACAGAGATTCAGGTTTACCCTCGCCTCAAAGCGCTGCACTATTTTCTTGCTGGCGGGAACCTCGAAGAACTCACGCGTATGCGTCCAATCATTGAGCATTGGGCCGAATCAATCGGATGTCAACGAGTCACGTTAGCCGGAAGACGAGGTTGGATTCGTTCGTTTTTGGCGGATGAAGGTTATCAAGAAAAATGGACGGTTATGTCCAAGGAGCTGAAGAAATGAGTAAAGGCGGCGGCGGATCAACATCAACTTACCAGCCTGATCCTGAATTCAAACAAGCAGCGCTTCAAAACTATGCGTTTGCTCAACAAGTTGCACAGCAACCTTATCAGGCTTATGGCGGACCAAGGATTGCAGGATTTACGCAACCGCAGCAAGAAGCCATGGCAGCGATCCGCCAGTCACCATTAAGTCTTGGCGAATCTATGCAGCAATTTTATAACCCGTACAACGAGCAAGTGATCAAGAATACGCTGCAAAACATCGAGAATCAACGATTGATGCAACAGCAACAAACCCGCGCGCAAGCCGCCAAAGCTGGCGCATACGGCGGAACGCGCCAAGCAGTGCAAGAAGCGTTGCAACAACAAGCGGCGCTGCAAACAGGCGCGCAGGCCGCGGCACAACTTGCGCAGCAAGGGTTTGGGCAGGCCGCCGCGCTCGGTGCGCAAGATATTGGTTTACGCCAACAAGCCGCAGCAGGACTGCAAGGTGTTGGCGCTCAACAGCAAGCCATGAATCAAGCCAATTTGGATTTGGCGTATCAAGACTTTTTACGCCAACAGCAATATCCACTTCAGCAATTGCAAATCCTTCAACAAGGTCTTACGCAAATGCCATCGGGTGGCACGCAACAGACAACGCAAAACCTTTCCGGCGCACAACAGTTTGGGCAAGGATTGAGCAACGTTGCGGCGCTTGCTTATCTGTTTTCCGATAAGCGCATGAAGGAAAACATTTCAAAGATGAAGTCACCACTTGCTGCGCTTGGCGGCATGAACGGTTACGAATACGAATACAAAGGAAGCGACAGTCCAACGGGCGGCGTGATGGCGCAAGAAGTTGAACGTGTGATGCCAAACGCCGTGGCTTATGGCGGCAACGGCATGAAGATGGTTAATTATCCTGAAGTAACGGGTTTGCTGGTTGAGGCTGTCAAGGAACTTGATCGCCGCACAAGGGGTTAAATATGGCGCTTTTAGACTTTCTTTTTGGCGGACCATCGTATAGCACGCTGCCGAATTCGCCAGAATCACCTATGCAAGGTGCATCGCCAAATGTCCTGCAACGTTTTGGCGCTGGACTTGATCGCATTTCAACAATACCAGGATTGCCTACGCCAGCAATGGATGAAGAAGAGCGTATGCGCCAACGCTGGATGACGCTTGCAAACATTGGATCTTCGTTAGCGCGTGGTGGCACTGCCGCGGAAGGGTTGCAACAGGCAAGACAGCAAGCGTTGCAACAACAGATTCTTGGTGCGCAGTTTCAACAAATGCAGCGCAATCAGCAACAAGAGCAAGCATTCCGCCAAGCGATCCAAGGTCCAACACAGGCGCAAAAATTTGCCGCTGGTCAACAAGCGCTTGCACAGGGTGGCGGACCAACGCAAGCCGCGGCAGCGGCGCAAGAATCGGCGATGGCGCAACAACCTTTTGCGAATCTAACAAAAGAGCAACGCGCTTTGATTGCTTCAATGCCTTATGAAAAGGGCGTGGAGTATGCCGCCAAGCTAGCCGAAGAAGAGTTTGGATCGCCGCAATCAGGCATTATTGGTGGTCAACCATCAACTTACGTTGTGAGTAAGCGCGGCAACATTCGCGTTCTTGACGTTAAGCCAACGCCGGATCAGACGCAAGTTGATACAGGCGCGGAAATCTTGATCATGGATAAAGGCACAGGGACCATTGTTCAGAGGATACCAAAAGCCATTGGACCTGCTGACCTTAAACGACTTGGGTTTGAAGAAGAACGCATTGGACTTGAAAAACAACGCGTTGGCCTTGAGCGCGCAGGACTTGGCCTTCGCCAGCAAGAATTTAACCGCGGTAATTATCAGATCAAAGAAACAGATCAAGGTTTGCAGTATGTACCTGTTACGCCTGGTGGGGCAGCGCTACCCGTTACAACGCCAACTGGAGAAGTTGTCAAGGGCGGCGGAACAAAACCCACTGAAGGACAGTTAAACGCCGCCGGTTACGCAAGCCGCATGATTGAAGCCGAAAGCATTATCGGTCAAGCGCCATCGCAAGCGCAGCGCGCAGGAACTATTGCAACCGCGGTTGGCGCAATTCCGCTTGTTGGTGGCGTTGCAGAGCGATCATTGATGACGCCAGCGCAACAACAAGTTCGCCAGGCGCAAGAAGATTGGGTGCGCTCAAAACTTCGTAAGGAATCGGGCGCCGTGATTGGTGATGAAGAGATGGCGCGTGAAATAAAAACTTATTTCCCGCAAATCGGTGATTCGCCAGAAGTGATTGCTCAAAAGTCACGCTCAAGACAGATTGCAATTAACGCCATGAAAACATCCGCTGGCAATGCTATGTCACAGGTTCAAGCCGTTCCGCCACAAGCGCCACCGTCATCAGGAAAGCGCTATAAGTGGGAGAACGGGCGTTTGGTGGAGTATTGATCATGGCAAAAACCGTTGAAATACCAAACATTGGATCGGTTGATTTTCCTGATGACATGGCCAATCAAGACATTGAAAAGGCCATTCGCCAAATAATCGTTGATCGCTCTCCAGTACAACAAGCACTTCAGCAATCTAGGCAAGCGCAACAAGTATCACCACCATCGGCTGGCGGCATTGGAAGGCAGTTAGGACTTACAGCAAGAGCCGCCATCGCGGGTGCCGCATCACTGCCAACCATGTTTGCAGATCCTTTGGTGGCGTTAATGAATGCAGCGGCAGGGCGCCAAATTGCCACGCCGCCATCGCAATCACTTCAAGGATTGCTTACAGCGGCAGGACTGCCGGAGGCAGAAACGCCGCAAGAGCGCATATCGCAAGATGTTGCGCAAGCACTTACTGGCACAGGCGCGCTTGCCGGTGGCGCTCGCTTGGCATCGCAAGCCGTGACATCACCCGTTTCAAGGGAAGTATTAAGGACGCTTGCGACAGACCCGCGAACGCAAGCCATTGCCGCTGGCACAGGCGCCACTGCCGCCAGTCTAGGGCGCGAAGAAGGGCTTGGACCTTTGGCGCAACTAGGCCTTGGCGTTATTGGTTCCGTTGCACCAGGTACAGCGCCAATCGTTGGAAAAAACGTTGCGCAGCGTGCAAGGCAAGTTGTATCGCCATTCACGCAAGAAGGTAGAGAAGTGATTGCCGGTCAGGTTTTGCAACGTGCCGCCACGAATCCTGAGCGCGCACAACAAGCGCTTTTGCGTGCACAAGAGTATGTGCCTGGCTCACGCCCCATGACTGCTGAAGCGTCCATGGACCCTGGCTTGATGGCGCTGCAAAACCCATTAGCAAAAACGCTTGATGTCCAAAACTTAATTGGTCAACGCATATCGGAAAGCAATGCAGCAAGAATGCAGTTGCTAAACCGTTTATCTGGCGGCGGGCCGGAGGCAATCGCCGCGGCGGAAGCCAAACGTTCAGCGGTTACAGCGCCCATGCGTGAAGCGGCATTCGCCAAATCACTGAACGAATTTGGACCCGTTGCAACGACACCCATCACTGCTGCCGTTGAGAATGTACTGTCTGGCGCAACAGGTAATCGCCAACCCGTTGAAAAAGCCATGACATGGTTACGCGGACGCATTGAGAATGCTGGCGATACGCCAGAGCGCATTTACAACGTACGCAAAGACATCAATTACGCCATATCAGGTGCGCTTGAAAAATCAGATCCTGGCTTGCGTTTGGCGTCACGCGAATTGATTGCAGTGCGTGATGTTTTGGATGATGTGCTTGAGTCAGCATCGCCAGGATTTAAGGATTACTTGTCGCAATACTCAAAGATGAGTAGGCCCATTGACCAAATGCGTGTGTTGCAAGAAGTTAAAGCGCGCTCAACTATGGCGGCTCCAGACGCAACAACAGGCATGGATATATTCAGCCAGGCCAAGTTGCGCCAACAGTTAAGATCACGCGCCGAAGAGCTTAACAAGACGCTCTCAGAGTCACAGGCAAGGCAGGTTGACGATTTGATGCGTGATCTTGATCGTTCAGCATCCATCACATCAGCAGTGGCGCAAAGGCCTGGAAGCGATACATTCAAAAACTTTTCAACCGCCAACTTGATTGGCGCTGTTTTCTCTGACGCGTTGGCGTCCAACACAACGCTTCGCACGCTGGCGCGTCCACTTGATTTTCTTTACAAACTACCTGATGAGCAAATTTCACGCTTGATGGTTGAAGCAATGCTTGATCCAAAGTTGGCGGCTCAAATGATGCAGAAAGCCACCACGATGAGCATCAAACCCGTTGCAACGCAATTGCGCAGAAAAGCGCGTGAAATTGGTCTTGCGCCATACCTTGGTATTGGTGTAGAGTAGAAACCGGAACTCCCTCCTGTTGGTTCTTCGACCCGCCGCTTGCGGGTCTTTTTTTTGCCGTTCGTCGGAAAAAGGTGGACACTTTCCGTTTTAAGGTGATAAATGGAAAGTTATGAAAAAACTCATTGTTGGCATTGATCCTGGTATCAGCGGTGGCATTGCCACGCTGGACGGTAAAAAACTTGTTGATGTGATTGACATGCCATTGGTGCAGCGCCAAGTTGGAAAGGCGGTCAAAAACTTTGTGTCGCCACACGAGCTACACACACATTTGGCGGCATTAACGATTGAGCATGACGTGACTGCTTACATTGAACAAGTGTCCGCCATGCCTGGCCAAGGTGTCGTTTCGATGTTTAGTTTTGGAAGGTCGCTTGGAAACATCGAGGGCGTGCTTGCATCTTTGCAGATTCCTTATCACTTTGTGCAGCCGCTAACCTGGCAGCGCAAGGTGCGCCTTACAGGCGGCAAGGATGGCGCAAGGGCATTAGCGCAACAAATGTTTCCGCAACACGCGTCGGCGTTCTCGCGCAAAAAGGATGATGGGCGCGCTGATGCCGCTTTGATTGGTCTTTATGGGGTTATGGATGAGCACACAAGAGATTGAAAACCTAAAAGAGTTGTTGCGATACACACGCCAATTGGCGGCTGAATCGGATAACAAGTTGCGCGTTGCGCGTCAATTCATTGGCCATTTAACGAGTCCTGATGACTATGGTTACGCCATCAGCGATGAAGTGAAACGGGCAGCGCTGGCAACGCTTGAGAAGATTCGATGAAGCGCGTTTTGGTTATTGGGTCGGAAGGTTATGTTGGCAGTCAATTAGTTGCCAACATTGCCGGCGAAGTGAATGTTGTTGCGTGCGATCTGAAGACGGGCATGGATTACTTAGACATGCAAACGTCAGTGTTGGCAGCGTTTGATGAGATCTTGTTCTTCGCCGGAACGTCAAACGTTGCTGACGCCAAGATGGAGCCGTTACGCGCCATCGCAGAGAACGTTGTATTTCCACTAAGCCTTCTTGAGCGCATCAAACCACACACTCGATTGATTTACGCTTCAACGGGTTCGTTGTTGTCAAAACGCGACACATCACCAAGTGTGATTGCTGACGAGCAACGCGAAAACGCTTATGACGCTTCCAAGTTGTCATTTGACTTGGTGGCTAAGTATATGGGAAAGCGCGTTGTTGGCTTGCGCATGGGAACGGTCAGCGGTTGGTCGCCAAGGATGCGATGGCATTTGATCTTTAATGCAATGAACCGTTCAGCCATAGAGCAAGGCGTTGTGCGCGTCACCAATCCAAGCGCCATGCGAAGCATCTTATTCCATGATGATTTGGCGGATCGCATCTTAGAAATCATGGATGACGATCAGGTGCAGGGATTAATTCCTGTTGCTTCTTATTCGCTCACTATTGGCGAGCTTGCCCATGAGGTTGCACATGCTCACAAAGTCCCAGTGGCATTTGGCGAGGATGATGGCACTTATTCGTTCTCGCTCCCGACAATTCCGCAGTTGTTCTCACTTGCAGAGCGATGCGAACACTTTAAACGAGCCTATGAAACGAATTACTGAATGCCTTGTCTGCCAGTCACGCGATATGAAAACCATCTTTGACCTTGGCGATCAACCACCGGCAAATGCTTTGCAAGACCATCCAAACACATTCATTCAATGCGCGCAGTTGGCAGCGCAAATGTGCAAAGACTGTACGCACGTTATGCAGAAAGTGGCTTACGACGCCAAAGCGCTGTTTGACAAATACTTGTACGTTAGTGGCACGAGCAATACGCTCAACGAATACTTTGATTGGTTCGCTAGTAACGTGGCGCGTCACTATGAAGATCAAGCTATCTTGGAGATAGCATCAAATGATGGAACGTTACTAAGAAAACTTAAGGACCGAGGTTGCCAGTACGTTGAAGGCGTCGAGCCTGCTAAGAACTTGGTGGCGCAGTCAGCCGCCAAGGGTGTATATGTCACGCAAGACTATTGGCCATTCGACACGGGCAATCAAAAGTACGGCGTGATTATCGCCATGAACGTGCTGGCGCACAACGATAAGCCGATTGACTTCTTAAAAGGCATTCATGATGCGCTTGAAGATGATGGTGTGGCGTTCATTCAAGTAAGCCAAATGCACATGCTGGAAAACGGCGAATACGATACGATTTATCACGAACATTTTTCATTCTTCACCATCACTTCGTTCAACATTGCCTGCTCGCACGCCAACATGCGTGTGGCGTGGACGCAATGCGTTAGTGTGCATGGCGGATCAATGCTTGCCGCGGTATGCAAGCGCGATGCTTATCCAGACCCAGAGCGTTTCGAGGAAGGGCGCTGGAATGTAGGAAGCATCAAGCGTTATTCATTTGCTGACGGTGCGCGTTTCACGGATGCCGTAACGCGCAACATTCAATCCATGCGCTCAATCATTAAGCAGGCCAAGCGTGATGGCTATGTCGTTGTGATGGTTGGGTGCGCCGCCAAAGCCGTGACGTTGATGCAAGCCGTTAATGATGATCCGCACATCATTGTGGATGAATCGCCCATGAAGATTGGCAAGTTTTTGCCAAACTCCACGCAACAAATCATTCCTTTAAGCACCGTGGCACAGTTGCGTGAAAAGTGTTTGTTCATCATTGGCGCATGGAATTTCAAAGCCGAACTCATACGAAAGTTGCAGATGCTGCGCAACTTTGAAGATTACGATTCAGTTGTCACGCCGTTTCCACAAACTTATAAGGAACCGCTCTATGGATGAATTCACGATTGATGATCAACAACCCGAAGCGCCAAAGAAACGCGCCAAGACGGTTAGTGATCTTGAGAGCAAGTATTCACATGCGCTTGAAGATTTGAACGATTGCATTGAAACGCTCAAAGGTTTGGAGCAATACGGGCGCTTTCAAGATGCCGTGGTACGCAGACGCGCCATTGATTGCTTGCGACGCATTGGACATTGGCCAGCATGAAGATCATTGTTTCAACAACAGGAAGCCAGTCACTTCACGTCATGAAAAGCAGCGTTTTTCATTACGCCAAAGGCGTGCAGATCTGCATCTTCCAAGGCACCCATGGGAACTTTGGCGATGACTACAACGCAGCGATTGACGCATTTGCTGGTGACGATGAAGGGTTTATTGTCGCCAACGATGACATCGTGCTGACGCCAACAACGATGGCGTTAATGCTCGATGACGTTCAGGCACTGAAAAAGGTTTGCAAGAACCTTGGTTTTGTGGCGGCAAGAAGTGATTTCGTTCGTCCGCCACAAAACATCAGAGTGCCGCGCAACGAGGGTGACGGCATTGAAATGTGCCGTTGGAAGAGTGAAGACGCCATCAAACCCGTGGACGTGATCAGCCCGATCTTTGCTTACTTATCAGCCAAGGCGTTTGCCGAGTGCCGTTTCCCGCCGATCAATTGGTTTAGCGATGATGTGATTTGCGCCGACTTGCGAGAGAAAGGCTACAAGCATTTCGTGTCGCGCGCGTATGTGCATCACGCTGGATCGCAAACCGTTGGAACGGATGTCAAGCAACTGGTTGGCGATGCAGCGCCATGGATCGTGGAGAACAGGCCACAGTACGCAAAGCAATGGTTTGGGGTGGGCGCATGAAAACAACAAGACGCATTGTTGTGATGACAAACGCGCATCCGACAGGGGTAACAGAAAACTTTGCTCGCCAAATCGCAGTGGGTTTTGCGGCTTGCGGATTTGAACCGCACATTGTCAATATCAATCAAGATTTAGACCGGCAATTTGCCGGTATAGGAACTTTATTGAGCATTGATGAGCTTTTCATTGTTGGCGCATTACCGCTTAAGGTGAAGTTGGGTGATGTTTACCTTTGGGAAGCGGCAGCAGACATGGGTAAGCGAGTGACGTATTACGTCATTGATTCATTTCATAACGATTTGAATCGCGTGCCTGAAGTCAAAGCGTACATCAAAAAGTCACGCGAAAAGGGTGCGCTGAACATCGTGTTTGCTGATGAAGTCACACCGATTTACATGGACATCAAAGCGCCAGGCATGGGATTTGGAGCGTTTGCAGCGCCACCGATTCAAGAAGAACCCATGTTTCCTGATCGATTGTTGGTGTTTGGCGGTGTTGGCAATGAGCTTGCAACGATCAAAGACACGCTCAAAGAAACCGTGGCCGAGGTTCGCCAAACGATTGATCTCAAAGATGACGTTGAATTGTTTTACCCAGAGAAAAGTTTTAGCGAAAGCCATTGGAACGTTCTTAGCCATGTAATGAACATCAATGATGAATATCAACGATTGCTCGAAGAGCCATTGTTGCTTGATGCTTATTGCAAGTTGGATGCGGCGATGAAACGCCATCGAAGATTGCGTGTGATGTCAGCGCTCAAAGGCAAGCCCGTTGATATTGCAGGAACTGGTTGGTTTGAACATTTTGGCGAGGTGGACAATTGGCGTTATGTGGGACAGCAACCCCATGCTGCGCTTGGCGTGATGATTCAACACTATGCCGGCTTGGTTAACTTTGATGCGAATTGGGATTCATCGCCACATGATCGCATGTGTACAGCGCTCATGATGAATCGACCCGTCATGAGCAATTTGAATGAAGAGAGTGTCAATCCATCGGTTGCTAATTATGAGCATGGGCAAGGTGACGAGTCATTTGAAAAGCAAATCCATCAGTGCGTTGAGCGCGTGATGGACCTGAGGGAAAACATTTCTTATAAGATTTATTCCTGTCGCGTTGACCATCTGACATGGACAGCGCGTGTTTCTGATTTTCTTAGTGAGAGGGATCGTTGTGAGTGAAGAAAAACAAGAAGTGATTGAACAGCCCGTTTATATGCTTGGCGATGTGATGTTCGTGCCGCACTACTCGAAGAAGCAGTGGTGGGTTTGCGCTGGCGGCATGGAGCGATCAACGAAGTGGCTTGTTGAGCGCTACGCCAAACGTAAAAAAGAAATGCTTTGGTCGCGTTACTGGACAAATGACAAGACACAAGACTGACATTGAAAGTTATATCAATCATGGCACAATATTGCCTCCATGAAACGCAGGAATTACCACGTCAAGCAAGTGGAGAGCACGCCAAACACGGAAGTGCTGTTGCGTTATATGCAACGCGAGATCCTGCCGGCGGATCGCGTGATATGCCCATCACAAGGATGGTGGTGGGTAGCGTATCGAGGGCAAGAGGCTTGCGGGTTTGGTTGCTTGATGCAATCAAGTCAGTGGGAGGATACGGTTTACCTGGCGCGTGCTGGCGTGATGTTGTCGCACCAAGGTTTCGGTATCCAAAAGCGTTTGATCTCAAGGCGCACAGCGTTTGCCAGGTCCATCGGTATGCGTTGGGCGGTGAGCGATACAACGGACAATCCAGCGTCCGCCAACTCGCTTATTGCGTGCGGGTTCAAGTTATTCGAGCCAAGCAAGCCATGGGGATCGGAGCGCACGATCTATTGGCGGAGAGACCTTGCCTTATAAAGATCCAGAGGTTAGGAAAGCCAAGCAACGGGTTTACTCAAAACGATTTTTTGAGAAGAACCGCGAAAGCTACCTCGCCAAAGCAAAAGAGCAAAAACGAAAAGCAAGAAAAGAATGGGACGAATTCAAAGCCCAATACGCTTGCGCGCATTGCGGCATTTCTAATCCAGTGTTGCTTGACTTTCACCACGTCATCAAGACAGATAAGAAACGCATTGGACGCTTATTGCAAAACAACGCAGTTAAACAAGCAATCGAAGAAGCAAAAACAAAGTGCATTGCGCTATGCAGCAATTGCCATCGGTTAGTTCATCAACAGGAACGCGTGAGAGCGCGAAAGGGAAAAAAGCATGGCTTGGATCATAAGAGGAAACACGGTTGAATGGATTGAAGTAAAGCCAGAAAAGCGCGTGAAGATTGGTAGCGCGTATCAGCCGCCACAAATCAATTATGTCGAATCCGATCAAGTGTGGATTCAAGACATCATGACGTTCAACAAATCACCTTGGGTCTGGAATCCGTTGAAGGTTCCAGAGTGGATATTCACGGGGTTTGCTTGTGCCGCCATCAGCGTTGTGTTTAGCCTTTTGGTGAGGAGGTATTTGTGATGAGAGCGATTAAAGCCAAACTAAAGGAGAAGAACACATGAACTTACAACCCAAAGCCTTAGTGCTGGCTGATGCGCTAGAAGAACTTGACGTGCAATTCAGCCACACGGGTCTATGCGGAGAAGCCGCCGACGAACTGCGCCGATTGCATGTA